TTCCCACCAAGTTTGAGATAATCTAGCGCCCCTTTTTATGGAGTCCGAAAACTCTTCGTTTTCTTTCTTCCAGGCATAGAATGTATCTCGTGAAATATCCAGGTGACCAATCACTTCATCTTGTGAAGCTCCTTCTCTCATAAGCTCTATCACCACATCACACATGGCTGCTTTATATTTAGTTGGTCTTGCCATTCTTCAGCTCTTCCTCAATCATTCTTTCTATGTACCACTTAGCCTTTCTTAATGCTTTAATACCGCCCTTGTCATTCTTTTGTGAGAATCGAATCGCATACTTGATTACGTTTCCCATTAAGAAGTCACAATTAAACGCTAACAAAACATCACAAAGCTCCAGCTCCTTACCTTTGTAGTAAGAAGGGCTTATGTCTTCATCCATACTAGTATCCTTTTCGTTTAGAAGGTTTTTTAGTCTTGGGTGCTTTAGTCTGTTTTTTAGCCATGCTTAGACTATAACCCAAGAGCTGCAAGTTATCTGTTGTTGGCATCATATGTACATGTGCCAAGCGTAAGGTATGTAACCCAACACCAGGCCTATGAGCATTCCATCCCAAAACTTAGTTGACTTCGCTTTAAAGAATTCAACATTTTGTAACATTTGTTTATTAAGTTGACGCCATGCTTCTACTGGAATCCCCTCTCGAATTGATGCTTTTGCCTTTTTACGTTTAAAAAATTTAATACCAAAGTCTGCGTAACCACCCATCCCAGGCTCAAAGCTCTTATGCTTTAAAGGTATATCCGATAGTAGCTTCTTCATAAGACCTCATACAGTTCATTAACCAAGGTCTCTTTGCGCTTACGGCGATCAAGCTCAATGTTATGCTGCCGTCCAATCTGCTCTAACTTCTTATCTGACAGCTCCATCAAGTCTTGTTTATTTAACATCTCTGACCAATACTTTAATTTGTAACTTTTCATTTTTTTACTCCTGTTTATTATTTAAAAATTTCACTCTTATCACGTTGCCTTTGTGTGTGTTTATTATTCTTATTAAAGTAATTATTCTTATTAGAGTAATCCTTCTTATTAATACAGTCCCTTTTTGACACCGTGTCATTTCTACACCGTGTAGTTTTAGGACTTTGGCTTTGTAACACCATAGTGTCATTTTCGGACTTAGGTGAAATGACATAATTTCCAATCAATTCATTATTCAAAAACTTTATTCTCAGCCATACCCACCTGGCTACGACTCTTATAATTTGCAATCTGACTAATACATTCAGGTGTGCATTCAAACTTCTTAGCGATCTCTTTCAGCTTCATACCTCCTTCTCTTAGTAATCGAATTAATTCAACATCATGGTCTGTTAGCTTTGCATTGTGATGTGTCTCACCAACGCGGTAGCCTCGACCTCTTTTTGATAGTCCAGTAGTAGTAACCTTATGCCATTTACGCAGTAATGCTTGCCTGGGCAATTTCATATCACTAACAAACCAAATTGGAACCTGAAACTTAATCAATGATATTTAGCTTTGTTTTCTTTTGTAGTGAAGCCTGTTGTTCTATCAACATCCAGCTCAAACTCTTTTAAAAACGAGCTAACCATGTCATGCGCTTCGTCAACCTCTATGTCTTCTGTTTCTGAAAGCAGTAATAAAGCAGCTACATATCTCTCATTTAAATCATTGTCAATTTCTAAAAATCCTTTTTCTTTTTTGCTCAATCTGTTACTCCCATTGCTTGCCAATATAAATCTTCAGGCCTTGGCATAACAAAATCCAATTCCTGTTTTGAAAATATTTCAACCTTCTCAAGATACTCAGCGAACTCACCAACCTTTAGTTTGCTAGTGCCTTTGATTTGAGATACTTCTACTGTGCCAGCCTGGTTAGTAAACTCATCCCTACCCAAGAACTTATCTTGCATCAGCAAAGCGCATTGATCTTTTGAATAACCTATAAAATTACCCAGCTCAGTAATCCATAACCAGTAAAGAGAATTTTGCATTTGCGACCTGGTTTGATGTCTCTCATCCGTAATCTCAATGACTGCCTTCTCGCTCTTAGCTTTAGCGAAATGAGACACAATCATGTTAGCTGCCATCTCGTTAGCTTTCATAGGTGTATCTCGTTCCACTATTATTTTCATGTCTTAGCTCAAACCTAACAACTGACTAAGTATCGCAAGCACTATAAAACCACCAATAATCGCTAGTGATTTGTTCGCTTTAGCCCACGCTATTGCTTTTTCTACTTGATTCATCTTTCTCTCCCTGGGTTATAAAAAAATAGGACACTCGGTTAAGTTGTAAGCGACTAAATGTATGCCTCTGCCGTAGCAGAAATATACAAGTTGAATGCCCTAATCTTTGATAACTCCTAATTCAATCATTCGATTTAAAGTTAATTCCTGGCCCCTCCTATGAAGATAATCCATCCAATCTTTTTCAAAATTATGGCTGCGCTGCCCGTCTAGCGCCTGGTGACAGGAATAACAAGCAAAGGCTGCGTTGTAGTCGTTGTTCTTTTTTCCCATTGATCTGTTTGGAAGGTGTGCCAGGACAGTTGTGTCTACTCCTGGTAAACAACCTGGTAAGCCAATTGTGCAATGTTCGTCCCTGGCAGCAGCTCGCATCTTCTTACTCATAAACCAAATCACCATGTTGTATAGCTTTAGATTTAAGTGCTGAATAAAATGCTGGAAACTGCGGATAGTCTGATTCAATAAGGCCATACTCCTTACCTTTCGCAATCATTGATTCTTTAGTGTCCCACCAGTTTGGAGCCTTAACTCTTTTAGCGGACTCCCAATCTCTAGCGTAAAGATAGTTTCTTAGTTTCGTAGGGTAGTTTTCATTGTGCGCCTTTAAAATCACATCAGCCAATTTAGGTACTATCTCTTCCCAATCATTGTGCGTTTTGGTAAAGTATTCATACTCTGTTTCAAACTCTCTCTTTTCGCTTTCCCATCTTTGCCAAAAATCAAAAAAAAGCTTTTTGTTATTAGTTGTTTTAATAGTGCCTTTTGTAGAGTCCCCTTTTTCGGGACTGGTAGTAGTACCCTTATTTGGGACTGGGGTGTCCCCTTTTTCGGGACTGGTCTCCATTAGAGTAGTACCCTTTTTCGGGACTGGTTTATCGAAGTTTGTACCAAGTGAATACTGGTTAATCTTACCGAGCTTTTTATGCACTTTAATGAGGTTTAAAGCCTCCAGCTCCTTGATGTATGGATAAACACTTTTAATCTTCTTCAGGCCCACTACCTTAGCAAGCTGCGTAGCTGATATAGAATCTTTCTGCTTTTGCCAGCCTCTTGTCTTCCTGATAATAAACAACATCAATTTAAAGCCATGACTTGACAGCTCCTCGATGTATGAATCCACCAGTACGTTTGGCACTTGAAATGAATTCGGTATAAATTTATTACTCATGCGATTCCCCATATGCAAAAATTAAAATAACCACTACCCTTCTTGCCTGTTACCTTTTTCTCTAACTCAAGCCTGTAGACCCTGTTGTCATTGAATTTGTATTTCTTTTGAAGAATGTCCAAGATCGGTTTAGCAATGTTATCAATGTCACTTGCTGCCGATGCGAACCCAGCCTGTATCCTTACACCTAGCCTTCCTTCAGGTATCTCATAGTGAGGCAACATTAACAACACATCGCGCTCAAACTTCTTATAAATATCGGTTTTAAAACGGCGTCCTTTCCAGGCCTTATTAACACTCATTGGAGGTAAATGAATTTGTATCTGATTCATCGCAGCTCCTCGAATCCTGGACACTTCTCTTTAAGCCTAGGCTTATGCTTACGAACCTCTTGTAGCCTTACTTTAGGGTCAGGCCTATTAATCTTATGTGTACGACACAATCGAGCAATTGAACAAACACTATCGCAAGTAATTAAAACCATAAATTCCTACACATTTCAGAGTTTATTGCAAAGAAATTTTGTGTTAAAATTAGCATTACTGGTCGAAGAACTTAGGACATAAAAGACGGCGATTAAACAAACCATCCGTCATTGCTTCAATTTCTAAAGCTCTAGACGCTGGAAGCCCTTTTCTAAGCCAGTAATAAACATGCCCAGTCTTGATATTAGTTGTACCAAGAAAGGCGTTAAGAGCAGCAGCCAAGGCTGTCTGAGTTTTATAAAATATAATTAACTGTTCCATCCAATTGAATTTAGTATTATCCAAATGAAAATGATTTTAACAGTAAAACACCAGGTCAAAAAAAGAAATGACAAAATTAATTGATAATGACCAAGTTAATCACTCAACTATTGCTAGTAGAGTAAAGTTCAAACGAGAGTCTCTCAAGATGAAAGCGAATGTTCTTGCTGCTAAATGTGGGGTTCCCGCTACCTCTATTAATATGCTTGAGATGGGTAAAGTAAAGCAGCCTCAATACTTAATTAAATTAGCGGATGCTTTAGAAACTACTACGGACTTTTTACTTCGTGGTGATGCTGAACAAAATTTAGTCCAGGCTTCTAAAGTTAGAAGTCAAGTTACTATTGATAGAGAAATACAGCCTGATTCTGATTCTGATTATTACCTGGTAAAAATAAAAAAAGGTGAAACTCCCTTCTATTCTTCAGGCATGACACAGGTTGCAGAAGTTGTTGCACTTTTAATTGATCATAAACTTTAAAATGTGTGATATTCTTCTTTAAATAAGAGTATATTTTAAACATTAGTTCACTAAGAACTATAAACAAAGTGGGTGAGCCAAACGACCACTATAAACAGCGTAGGACTCGACTGAACAGCAAGCAGCGTGTAATAAATTAATACTGTTAAAGCCAATCTTTCATAGACGCTGCAACTTATAAGCGGGATAAGGTATCCAATTGACGCAGCGATTCAATCAACAACCTTAATGGGATAGCAAAGTTATGCTGTAATGCGTACAGCCCATTTAAAAAAAACAATGTCGGAGCATGGCACTAGACTCCGTTAAAAAGCGAAGCCGAACCGACCTTATCTTATTACAGAGATAGGGAACAAGTCTGATGTAAGTTTATTACAGACTCTAAACAAGGATAAAACTATGAAAAGTAACAATGTACAACTGCTACAAAATGTTTATCTACATGATCAAACATTCTACAAAACATTTACCTTTGAACAAGAACTTCAAGCTGTGGATTATTTAAAAGAATCTATTGCAGCTTTGAAAGACTTGTGTGGGTCAATGGCTTTAAAGGTTCACCATATCTTAGTAACTTGCTGCGACATCGTGGAAATGAGTAGAAGTATCCCCTCTGCTGCTCAACATGGTGCTACAGTTAATATGCAAAGTTTTGGTTGTTTATCAGTTAACAGGTTAGCTGCATTGATTAAACGATTCAATAACGACCCTTTAAGTGTTACACCAGCAATGATTAG